GTCATCACGAAACACCCCAAGCAGGTTATCGCCGGCCGAAAATGCGGCCAGCGTTCCCATGAAACCGCCCACCTTTTCGGATGCCGTGCCGAAAGCGGTCGCAATCTCGACTGCCTTCTTGGTCAAGTTAGTCAAACCTTCCAGGAAGGAGGCGAAAGCTTGCTTCGTTTCAGGCTGACCTAGCAAGTCGGTGAAATCGTTGATCGCGCGCGTCAGACCGTTGACACTGCCATCATCGCCCGTCATCAAATCATCAATTTTGTTCTGGAGGACTTGCAGCGCGCCGCCCAGGGTGTCCCGCGCCGCCGCTGCTGCGCCCCCGTAGGACGACTCCAGCGCATCGAGGATGATTTGCTGGGCCTTTGCCGTCTGCCCGGTGGCTTCCAATTGGGCGACCAGCTTCTTCTGGTCCTCTGTGAACCGGAATCCCTGCTTCGAAAGCGAGGACAGACCCTGACTCGGAATATCCAGGGCACGACCAACGGTCTCGGCAGCCTCTTCGACTGTCATGCCCATACGCTGGGCGGTATCGATAGTTGCCTGGAGCGCCTTCGGGAATTGCTCTCCAACGATACCGGTATACGAAAGCAACCGGGTCTGCGCGCGGTTGATGTCGCCTTCGCTGAAGATGCTCTTGTTGGCGAAGTCCGTGGCCATGCTGTTGAGCTGGTCAGCGGAGTAACCGGCAGCCTGGCCTGTCGCGGTTAGCGCCGCCGCAAGTTGGGCTTGCTCGTTCTGGGCGTTCTTGGTCTCTTCTACGAACTTACCGAAAACCTGGCTAAAACCGATCCCCAGAACAGCACCGGTGAACAACCCAGTAAAAGCGCTGGTTATCTTGGCCGCACTCTCTTCAGCCTGCTTCTGCATGGCCTTGAAGTTCTTCTCGGCAGTCTTAGCGGCACGCTGGGTGTCCGTCTCGAAGGAGCCAGTCTTGACGACGAGGTCTACGACTATTGATCCGGCTGTAGCCATTTCTATCCTCTAAGCCTTAAGCCCAAATGCAGCGAGGGTGCTGAGGTCCGCATCCGAAAACTCTCCGTCGTTAACAGGCGGCTGCAAGTAGTCGATCATCGTGCGAATTTCGCCGCCCCTCATGGAATGAGCAACCAGCGCGGCTGGCTTGACATACCGGCTTCGGTCATCGAACGGATACCGTTCGAAGAACGCCACCCATGATTCGAACTCCCCCTGAGACATGGCACTTTGCCACTCGGCTATTGTTCGGCCGCCGAGTCCGAGAGCGAGGACGTGCCAGAACCATCCTTCACTTCCGGCCGCGAGTCGTTTCCCGAGTCTTCATCCGACTTGTTCATCGCCATGATGACGTTGAACATCGCGCTCGCAGCAGCAGGCTTGAGTTTGCTGGCTTGATCGTACGTAAGCGCGGGTTTGCCGTCAGGCTCGCACACACAGGCTGCGATCAGGTGAGCAATGCTGGACGCCTGCCGATCTTCATCGCCGGAGCGCTCAGCAAAGATGAACTTTCGAAAGTCCACCGCCGAAGCTTCCCGGAAATGAAGCTTGTAGGTATTGCCGTCCGCAAGCTTGACTTCATGCTCTTGAATCTCGCCGCTGATGAAGAGTGATTTGTCCAGCATGGATTACGCCTTGGGGGTCAAAGTTACACCGCCAGAGCGTTGCAGCGTCAGCGTGCCCTTGACGATGTCGTTACCCGCGATATCCAGAGAGAAATCGGATATGTATGCATTGAATAGGATGACGGTACGATCCGTGGGCGGCGTAATGGTGCTGCCGCTCAGCGTCGGCGCGGCAACGCCATCAGACAGGCCGATCACCCATTGCAGGGTTTCTCCGGATGCCTTCAGGTCAAACAGATCCTGGTGGCTGACTTCTTGCGGATCAAAGTTGACCGGCACAGAGACTTGGCCAGGGTTGCCCAAGCCGCGCGAATAGGTCTTGTCGTCGGTTTCGTCCAAGCAGGTGGTATCGATCTGGTCAGCCGCGCCACCCAGGCCAGTAATACCGGTCGGGCAGTGCAACTTGACGACGGACGGGGTATCTCCCGGGGTGAGGAAAAACAGGTGGGTGCCCTGGCTCTTGATGGACATTGCGTTACTCCAAAAGAAAAATCCCGCTCTCGGCGGGCCTTTGTGATTACTGCGGGAAACTATCGGCTTCGGATGAAATCAGCTTCAACGCCAATGCGGTACGTGTCGGTTTCGGCTTCGTAGGTGTCAGAGGCAAGGCGGTTGGACAGCCCTGCTGCGTCGAAGGCGTCACGGACGGCCGTAGCCATCTGCTCTACTTGCGTGTCGTCGTTGGACCAACAGTCGACCTGTACGGTATCGAAATCGTCCAGCGGAGCGCCGCTGATCTGGTCGTAAGGCTGCCCGGCGACTACAAACCAGGTGATATACGGCTTCGTGACGCCTTGCGGCGCCTTACCGTGCCTGAATATGCGGACCGGATCGCCGCCCACGTAAGCCAACAGGCTTGGAACATTCAACAGACGGTATACAAAGGGAAGGATCATTTCGCACCGTTTTGCTTGCCAAGATCCGCCACCACCTTGTCAATTCGTTTGCGCAGGTCATCGGTGATGACAGTGATCGTCTGCGCGCCGTTTTGGATGGCGGCGGGACGAAGCCACGGCGTGGCCGGCTGGTGTTCAGACCCGTATTCCAGTAGGTTGGCCGTCTGTAAAGTCGTGACCGCCTTCTTTGACTTTTTGGGATAGCTTTTGCGCTTAACGCGGACCAAATACCGCTCACCCTTACCGCTCGTTGGCGCCTTACCGCGACTAGCGATCACGTTCTGTAGGAGCAGTCCGGTAGACTCGTCGCCGTTGATGGCGATTGCAGCCTTCAAATTCTCACGCGCCTTGTCACGCAGGAACCTCGCGCCCTTGGCCAAGGCCAACTTCACAGGCCCGCCACGCTTGGAGACTATTTCGGCTGGCAGCGATTGAAGCGTCTGGATTACACCGTCGATCCCCGTCAACTTCACCTCTGCCTTCATAGCCGCACCATCATTTTGACAATGCGCGCC